GTAATCGCGCCGTTCGAAAAATAATTCTCTTTGCAACGTTCTGATCGTGTGGTACGTCTTAACCCCAGTGAGCATCAGATTGAAACCTTCGAACCTCGCGACGCGCGCCGCTTCCCTTCCAGGTTCTGATGCTCACTACACCAGCGCCTCTAACGGGAACGGCACGCGACACGGGGTTCGTTTCTTCCAAGGTCGGCTGCTTCTCACTTCCGGACGCTTCCGAGTTTTGTAGAGCGTCTGCTCGACACGCAGAAGGTCGGGGGTTCAAGTCCCTCACGGCCCATATGCTGGAAGTGACGAGGTGGTCGGCCGGAAAGGCCGGCCGTGGCGGATCAGGGGCACGGTAGTCGTCCTCGTCCGGAAGTAGACCAGCCTTCCACACTCTCTCCAAGCGCGCTCAAAGACCGTCCGTCTGGGTCGGACCCGTGCGGGGCCCCGATCAGCACCCAGGCGGGCGGTCCCCATACCACTTCTCGGGCCCGCATCGACCGGTTCGTGCAGGCCCTGCCCACCCTTCGGGTCCAAAAGCTCCTCAGGCGGGGGTGTCCTCACCGACTCGAGGCTCAGGATCTGAAGGACGCAAACCGCCGCCTGGTCACGGCGATCCGGAGGATCATCGCCGCGCAGTCGAAGGTGTCCTTCTTCTCCTACCGGTTCCCCGGCGAAACCCTCGAGGAGTTCAGGCGGCACTGGGCGAAGGACGACCCGTGGGGTTTCAGGCTGGTCGGGACCGGCCTCGAGGCAATCAGGAATGCGGAGGTGCGCTCGTGAGCATGACCTCCCGCATTCTCGACATCGCCATCCTCTTCCTCTGGCCGGTGGCGGTCTTCGTCATCGCCCTCGTGATCGTCGTGACGCTGGTCTCGGAGTTCTTCGACGGCGCGGCCAAGGGGGTGCGGCGTGCGTGAACCAAGAACCTACCTCCTGAGCTATCGGGGCGCGTCGGCAGCGGCCGACCAGTCACCCGACACCTGCGACGCCTGCCAGGGCATCGGCTTCCACGGCTGCGACGCCGATTGCCAGCCCGGGTGTGGGGGCAACCACGCGTGCGTGATCTGCAGCGGCACGGGGCGGACGCCCACCGGCGCGACGCCGTCAGCCGACAACCAGCTTTCTCAGAGGCGAATCGGATAGTTCCGATGGAGGGGGGGTGCGAATGAAGTAGCCCAACCACGGATCGACAGAAAAGCGGGGCGGTTGACGACGCATGGCCGTCCCGCGGGGGACTTGGCGGCGAAATCCTCGCCGTGCGCACGGTGCTGGAGGCTGAGTTCCCCGCGTGACGGCCGGATGGCCTTGGAGGGATCGGGGGCCTTGGAGATCGGTCAGGGGGAAACGCGGGGCCGCGAGTAGGGCGCGGCTCCCGACTAATTGGAGGTAGAGGGGCGAACGTGGACCTGTTCAAAGACGGCGGCAGCCAGACGACGGAGCGGCGCAGGACCGGAACGTGTGTCCGGTGCGCCGATCCTGTCTTCGTCGGCGAGCTGCACGCCTGCCCTCCCAAGGCGGCCGCGCGCGCCACGGATCCCGCGACGAGCTTAAAGGCCGCTGGCGCCGTCGAGCGGTCGGGGCGCGCGTCCAGGCAGCGGCGCGCCTGTCTGGAGGAAGTGCAGAGGCACGGGGGGCAAACGGCAGCCGAGATCGCGGAATCCATCGGCTTCGAGCGCCACGTGCCGTCCCGTCGCCTGCCTGAGCTGAGGGCCGCCGGCCTGGTCCGGAACGGCGAGCAGCGGGAATGCACGGTCATGGGGTCGACGGCGATGACTTGGTGGCCGGGGCCGATCGAGTCCGAGAAGTAAAGGGCGTGTTCGGTTCTGGATCGACGCATCAGGGGGCAGCGTGGAGAGAGTGGCGGCGTACGCGGATTTTCTTGATCGCAAGTCACAGCTGAGGGGTGACAGCGGATTCGTCCCGCTGTGGACTCCAGGGTTCCTTTTCGACTTCCAGCGCACGCTTGTTGACTGGGCGATCCGTCGCGGCAAGGCCGCGATCTTCGCCGACTGCGGCATGGGGAAGACGCCCATGCAGTTGGTGTACGCCGAGAACGTTGTGCGGAAGACCGGCGGCCGCGTCCTCATCATTACCCCGCTGGCGGTGTCGGCTCAGACGCTCCGCGAGGCGGCGAAGTTCGGGATCCGCGCGGGGCGTGAGCTTTCGGAATCCGTCGTCGTCACGAACTACGAGAAGCTCCACCTCTTCAACCCCGACGACTTCGCGGGCGTCGTTCTCGACGAGTCGAGCGCCATCAAGCACTTCACCGGCAAGCGCCAGCGGGCGGTCACCCAGTTCATGCTCAAGATCCCGTACCGCCTGCTCTGCACCGCGACGGCGGCTCCAAACGACTACGTCGAGCTCGGCACGTCCTCCGAGGCCCTCGGTGAGATGGGCCGGATGGACATGCTCGGCACGTTCTTCAGGAGCCTCCAGGACACGCTCCACGCGGCCGACAAGTACGGCGACTTCTGGAACAGCCAGAAGTTCGCGCTCAAGCCGCACGCCGAGGAATCGTTCTGGCGGTGGGTCTGTTCGTGGGCGCGCGCGATCCGGCGCCCGTCCGACCTCGGGTTCGACGACGGGGCGTTCGTCCTTCCGCCGCTCGAGACGACGGAGCACATCGTGAAGGCGGGGCGCGAGTGCGGCGAGCTGTGGAATCGGCCGGCCACGACGCTTGCCGAGCAGCGCGACGAGCGCCGGGCCACGCTCGAGGAGCGGTGCAGGAAGGTCGCGGAGTTGGTGTCCGGCAAGGAACCGGCGGTCGTGTGGTGCCACCTCAACGACGAAGGCGATCGCCTCGAGGAGCTGATCAAGGGCGCGCGCCAAGTCCACGGGGGCGAGACGGACGACGACAAGGAAGCCGCCTTCCTTGGGTTCTCGAACGGCGACTTCAGGGTGCTCATCACAAAGCCGCGCATCGGGGCCTTCGGCCTCAACTGGCAGCACTGCTCGCGCATGACGTTCTTCCCGTCGCATTCATTCGAGCAGTTCTATCAGGGGGTCCGCCGCTGCTGGCGCTTTGGCCAGAAGAAGGCCGTGCACGTCGACGTCGTCACCACCGAGGGCGAGATGGGCGTCCTCAAGAACCTGCAACGCAAGGCGGCCGCGGCGGAACTCATGTTCGACCGCCTGGTCCAACACATGGGGTCGGCCCTCGAGATGCGCCGCCATCAGCACTCCGAAGCCCGCGTGGAGGTCCCGTCGTGGCTCTGATCCAGAACGAGATCACGGACCGCTACGCCATCTACAACGGCGACGCGGTGGAGGTCCTCTCCGGCCTCAAGCCGGAGTCGATCCACCTCTCCGTGTATTCGCCGCCGTTCGCGGACCTCTACAGCTACTCGTCCAACGACCGCGACCTGTCGAACTGCAGGAACTACGACGAGTTCCTCGCGCACTACGAGTTCGTCGTGCGGGAGATCGCGCGCGTGACGGTGCCCGGGCGCATCACGGTCGTCCACTGCATGGACCTCAAGCGCGAGATCGGGTGGATGCGCGACTTCCCGGGCGACATCATCCGCCTCCACGAGCGCCTCGGCTGGAAGTACCACGACCGCCACGCGATCTGGAAGGAACCGCTGCGGGTCGCACTCCGGACGCGCGCCCTGGGGCTCACCCACCGGCAGATCGTCAAGGACTCCAGCTTCTGCCACGGGGCGGGGGCGGACTACGTTCTGGCGTTCAGGCGCGAGGGGACGAACCCCACCCCAATCGCGCATCCCCAAGGCCTTTCGGCCTACGCGGGATCCCAGCAGGTGCCTCCGGAGCTCGAGAAGAAGTACCGCAACTGGTCTGAGCCCAAGACCAACAAGCTGTCCCACTGGATCTGGCAGCAGTACGCCTCGAGCTTCTGGGACGACGTCCGGTCCGGCCGCGTCCTTCCGTACCGCGCGGCGAAGGACAAGGACGAGGAGAAGCACGTCTGCCCGCTGCAGCTCGACGTCATCGAGCGCTGTGTGATCCTGTGGTCGAATCCTGGGGAGACAGTGCTCACGCCGTTCATGGGCGTAGGCAGCGAAGTGTACGGCGCGCTGCGCCTGGGCCGCCGCGGCGTCGGAGTCGAGCTCAAGCCCACCTACTTCCGTCAGGCCAAGCTCAACGTCCAGTCGGCGCTCCAGCACGCCGAGACGAACGAGATCGTTTTCGAAGAGACCGGATCATCGGAGGAGATCGCGTAATGGGTGCCGCCCGCAAGCTTCAAGTCGCCGACCTCTTCTGCGGGGCCGGAGGGACGTCCACCGGCGTGGCGCTTGCGTGCCGCGAGCTCGACGTCGCGGTCGAGCTTCTGGCCATCAACCACTGGCAGACCGCGATCGCGACGCACACCAAGAACCACCCGTGGGCGCGCCACATGTGCGCGAACGTCGAGGCCGTCGACCCGCGGCTGGTCGTGCCGGGGGGGAAGCTCGACCTCCTCGTCGCCTCACCCGAGTGCATCTGGCACTCGACCGCCCGCGGCGGCAAGCCGATCAACGACCAGAAGCGCGCCAGCGCCTGGCGGGTCCTCGAGTGGTGCGAGAAGCTGCACGTCCGGAACGTGCTGATCGAGAACGTGCCGGAATTCAGGGGCTGGGGGCCGCTCGGGGAGGACAACCGGCCGCTGAAGTCCAAGAAGGGCTCGATCTTCTTCGCGTTCGTCCAGGCCCTCGAGGCCATGAACTACCGGGTCGAGTACCGGGTGCTGAACGCGGCCGACTACGGGGCGGCCACCTCCCGCCGTCGCCTCTTCATCCTCGCCCGCAAGGGGACGCGCGCAATCCGCTGGCCGTCCCAGACGCACTCGAGGGACGCGCTCAAGGATGGCGGGATCTTCCGGGACCTCAAGCCGTGGCGCGCGGCTAGAGAGATCATCGACTGGTCCATCGAAGGCCAGTCCATCTTCACCCGCAAGAAGTCGCTGGCCCAGACGACCCTCATGCGGATCCGCGCGGGCCTCCTCCGCTACGGCGGGCCGCTCGCGCCGCTCTTCGTATCGGCCCTCGACGCCTACATGGGGGGCAAGGCCCATGGCGCGCCGGTCGAGATCAGCCTCGCGAACGGCACGGCCGAGGCGTTCATGGCCATCCTGAACAACAACAACGTCGCGAAGCCAGTAAGCCAGCCAGTGCCGACCATCGTCGCCGGCGGCGGCCACGTCGCGCTCGTGGATCCACAGGCGTTCGTCGTCGAGATGGAGCACTCCAAGAACGGCGCCACGCACATCCGCCCGATCTCCAACCCTCTGCCGACGGTCACGACCGCCAAGGGCGGTTCCATGGGGGTGTGCGAGCCTGCGGCGTTCATGCTTCCCGGGCGTCAGTTCGACCTCAACGGCGCGGATCCGGTGGACAAGCCGCTCCGGACGGTGATGCCGACGCACACGCCGGCGCTCGTGGACGCCCAGGCGTTCATCCTCCCTCAGAACACGACGAACCGTCCAAGGGGGACCGACGAGCCGATCCCGACGCTGACAACCACGAGCAGGGGCGTGGCCATCGTTGACCCCAAGGCGTTCATCGTTCCGTTCTATGGAGAGCGCCCGGGGCAGGAGGGCCGAACGCACGACGTCGACGCGCCTCTTCCCACGGCGCCGGCATCTCCCAAATTCGGCGTCACCCAGCCCTTCATCGTCGGGGCCGGCGGGCCTACGGGCCAGGGCGGACCGCAGGGCGTGGACGACCCTCTGGCCACCGTGCTGGCGCGGAACCACCGCGTCATCGTCGAGCCGATCATCATCACGCCAGGCGGGGCGAACATTCCGAACGGCAAGCCGGTGTCGGCGCCGCTTCCGACCGTCATGGGGTCGGATCGCTTCGCACTCGCGGTGCCCGTGATCGTGCAGCCGACGCACGGCGGCGGCGACGCGCGGCGCTGCACTTCAATCGAGGCTCCGCTTCCGACTCAACCGTGCTCCAACCGGTTCGCGCTCGCCTCTCCGGTCGTCGTGCAGGTCAACCACACGGGGAGCGAGGCCGGCCGTACGCAGTCTGTCGACGACCCACTGAAGGTCGCGACGACCAAGAACGGCCACGCGTTGGTCGAGCCGTCCATCGCCAAGTTCTACGGCGAGCCTGAGAAGAACGTCGCGAGCGTCTCCGAGCCGTGCCCGACGGTCACCTGCAAGGACCGCTTCGGGCTCGTGGAACCCGTAGTCACCCAGATCGGCATCGACATCCGCTTCCGGATGTTCAAGACCCACGAGCTCGCACGTGCCATGGGGTTCGAGAAGTACCACTTCACCGGCAACACCGAAGAGGTCACGCGGCAGATCGGCAACGCCGTCGAGGTCAACATCGCGAAGGCGTTGGTCAAGCCGCTTCTGGAGGGGGCATGAGAACCAAGGCGAAAACCAAGCGGGATCCGGACGACCAGTGGGCTTTCAGTGGAAGCAGGGTCTCCAAGGAGCAGGTCGAATGGGCGCGCGCGTGCCTGCTCGTCAAGAGCGAGGCCGAATTGCTGAAGGACGTGGACCTCGCGTACTTCGCCTCCAGCGTGGGATACGGCTGCTATCTGACGCGCACCAAGGGGGCCAAGTGACCGCCGTCGAACCTGTCGATCCGATCATCCGCCTGCAGTCGGGGCGGGACTTCAACTTCATGGAGCCCCGCGCCGAGGACATCTACATCCTCGACATCGCCCACGCGCTGTCGCAGGTCTGCCGTTTCGCGGCCCAGACCTCCGAGTTCTACTCGGTCGCCCAGCACTCGGTGATCGTGTCCGTGATCGTCTCGGGCGGCGCGGGGATGTCCAAGTGGGGGCTCCTGCACGACGCGTCCGAGGCGTACATCCACGACATCAGCCGGCCCCTCAAGCGCTGGCTCCCCGACTACCACGCGATCGAGGAGCGGATCATGCGGGCGGTCGCCGACCGCTTCGATCTCGCGTGGCCGATGCCCAAGGAAATCAAGCTGGCCGACAACATGGCTCTCGCCCTCGAGGCCCAGCGGTTCATGCGCGGCCGGATCGGGGAATGGGGCATCTCGTCCCGCTGGCCCACGCCGACCGCGAAGTCGCTCGTGCACGCGGCGTTCGAGCCCGAGACCGCCCGCCGGCAGTTCCTGGACACCTTCCGTGGTCTGGGGGGCAAATGAGCACGCCTGCGCCCACTACCACAACGGGGGTCCGCGAGGTGCCGATCCTCATGAGTGGTCCGCTCGTGCTGTCCTGCCTCAAGGGCATCAAGACGGTGACCCGCCGCGTGCCTGTGTCGCGGTGGAAGAACCTCCAGGTCGGGGACCGTCTGTGGGTCCGCGAGAACTTCTGCAAGGAGATGGACAGCGGAGAGTGGCTATACAAGGCGGACGGCCACGGTCCGGTTTACAGGTGCGACGGCTCCGGCGATCCCATCCCGAGAAAGAACAGCGACGAGCCAGCAAGTGGTTGGAAGCCTTCCATTCACATGCCTCGCGCCGCCTGCCGCCTGGTCCTCGAGGTCACGGCGCACCGCGTCGAGCGCCTTCAGGGAATCCGGACCGAGGAATTCAAGCGCGAGGGTGTCACGATCCCCGTCTCCGAGCGCGGAACCTACCTCATCGACATCAGCAGCAAGTACGCGCCGATCAACTACCTGCCCAAGACTGATCGTCAGAACTCCAACTGGACCGCCGAAGTCATCGCCCGCGCTCTCTTCGCGTCCGGCTGGGACAAGCTGAACGCCGACCGCGGCTACGGCTGGGACAAGAACCCCGAGGTCAAGGTCATCGAGTTCCGGAGGGTGCCGTGACCGCCACGAACATCGAATGGGCGGACGCGGTCTGGAACCCCGTCCGTGGCTGCACTCGCGTCTCAGAGGGCTGCCGCAACTGCTACGCCGAGGCGGTCGCCGCGCGGTTCTCCAAGCCTGGTCTCCCCTACCACGGGTTCGCCACCAGCCTGCCTGCGCGGTGGACGGGGAACGTGGCCCTCATTACCGACCGCCTGAAGGACCCCTTGCACTGGCGGAAGCCGCGACGGGTCTTCGTGAACTCGATGAGCGACATCTTCCACGAGGAGTTGCTCTTCACCGAGGACATCGCGCCCGTCTTCCAGGTCATGCGTCAGGCCCGCCAGCATCAGTTCCTCGTCCTGACCAAGCGGCCGGGACGGATGCTCGAATTCTGCCGGGCTTGGGGTGAGCCACTCCTCAACGTCTGGCTCGGCGTCTCCGTCGAGGACCAGAAGACGGCTGACGAGAGGATCCCGGTTCTCTTAACGACGCCTGCCGCTGTCCGTTTCGTGAGCTACGAGCCGGCGCTTGGGCCCGTGGACTTCAAGCCTGCCGAGATCGGCCAGTGGCCCGACATGTCCCGCTGGATGCCCAACAAGGCCGAGTGGGACGACTGGAAGTACTGGATGCACCGCGACTACGGGATCCGCTGGATCATCGTCGGTGGCGAGTCCGGTCCGCACGCGCGGCCGTTCGACGTCGCCTGGGCGCGGTCTACGATCGCGCAGTGCAGGGCCGCCGGCGTCGCGTGCTTCGTGAAGCAACTCGGCCCTGATCCATACAACGGCCATCCGAACTACTACCTACCGATGACGGACCGCAAGGGCGGCGACATGTCCGAGTGGCCCGCGGACCTGCGGGTCAGGGAGTTCCCACGATGAACCCCCAGCAGCAGACGGCCTTCGACAGCCCGTGCCGCGAGGCGATGGAGTGCGCGGACGTCCGGTACTTCCTCAGCCATCGATTCGGGGGAAACCTAGTGACAGTCGGGGTCACGCTCAACGTGGGGCTCGAGTGAGCGCAGTTCTTCAGCGGGGTCCCGCTGTGGCACGTGTCCGGAAGCCTCCGGCGCAACTTCGGACCCATCCCGGTCAGGCACTGGCGGCCGGCGGAGAAGGGTCTGGTGCTGTCCATGATGCTCGAAGCGCTCCAGGGCGTGGGGGATGCGAGCCAGAACCTCGAGGACAAGACCGATTACACGCTCCAGCTCAGGCGGCCGACGACGGCGGCGGAGCGCGAGCTGCTGGGGATCCACTCCGTCGGGGGGTGTCCGCGATGAAACTCGGTCTTCGTCAGTCAATCTACAACGCCGAGATCCGTTCGCGGCGGCTGGCCCTTGGGCTGAGCCAGAAGCAGCTGGGGGAGAAGATCGGCGTCGGTGCCGTGTCAATCACGCACCTCGAGTGCCTGCACAGGGTCAACCCAGGCAATCGCACGCTCGCCCGCCTGGCCGCCTTTTTCGGAGTCGCGCCCGAGGTCCTGTGCCCTCCGTGGCTGTCGATGATCGAGGGCGTCCAGCGCGAGGTGTTCGTCGAGCGGGAATTCACGGCTATGTCGCTGGAGTCCGAAATCGCGCTCAGGGCCCTACCCGCGCCTGATCGGACAACCGACGTCGACCAGGGCATCGAGTGGGACTGGCTGGTCAAGGCCGCTCCGCGCTTGCTCACGCCTCGTCAACTTCAGGGTTTCGCTCTCAAGGTCGGCCTGAACGGAATCCGGATGCCGGACGCCGCGATCGCGGCCCAGATGGGCGTTACGCCGTCCGCGGTCAGAAGCTATACGGCGCACGCCAAGAAGGTACTCGCCGAGGCTTGGGCGCAGAAACAGAGAGGGGTAACCAAATGACCCTACCACTGAAGATCAAGCGCATCGTCCTCGAGCCTGATCCGCGGCTGCGCGCCCCCAATCAGGACGTGACCGAGACGTGGGACGAGCTGGAGCCCTGGGTGCGGCTCATGTGGAAGGTCATGCACGGCGGGGCGTGGACCCAGGGGGTCGGGCTGGCCGCTCCGCAAGTCGGTTGGAACGTGCGCCTCTTCATCATGGACGTCGACATCGCCGAGCACAAGACGTCCTCGAGGCGCGTCTTCTGGAACCCCGAGATCCTCGAGCTCCTTGGTGAGCCCGAGCTGAAGAAGGAAGGCTGCCTGTCGCTGCCGAAGGTCTGGGGGCAGGTCCTGCGCTATCCGAAGGTGCGGCTTAAGGCAATGAGCCCCCACGGGGCGGTTGACGAGGTGTTCGAGGGCCTTGGCGCCCAGGCGGTGCAGCACGAGTTCGACCACCTGAAGGGCGAGCTCTGCCTCGACAAGCTCACGAAGGGGGCGGCGTGCTGAGGAGGCCCCTCCCGAGGTCCGAGTGGCGCGACAAGAACCTCGACGAGGACTTCAAGAGGCGCGAGCGCGAGACGCTGGCGCACAACAGCCGCCTTCTAGACGGGGAGCTGGTCCGTCAGGAGAAGGACGTGGACGCGCGCCTGAGGAGGCTGACGCCGTGGAGCGACAAGTGGGTCGTGAGCATGAACCACGCGAACGCCCTGCGCCGCCGGCGGATCGCGCTACTGCCGAACATGGGGGCTGGGTCATGACGATCCGTGGTTGCTCGTGCGGGACGGAGCCGCAGAACCGGCACTCCCGCAAGTGTTCTGTCCGGCGATGCACGACACGATCGAGGAAGACCATGTTCAAGCGCTATCCCGTACCGAAGGGCTTCCTCAAGCGAGGGGGGCGCTGATGCACATCCCGACAGTGACGGACCAGCAGCTCGACAAGGTCATCGAGTGCGCGAGCTCGCCCGTGGCCATCGTGTTCTTCGGCGGTCCCGACCGATCTCGCGAAGGCCTCTGGCGCTGGCGCCTGAGGGCGATCGCCGACGACTGGGACGACCGGATCATCTTCCTGTTCATCAACGCTTGGGAGAACCCTGTGATGAGCATGAGCCTGGGGGCCATCCACGGTGACGACGCCGGCGCGCGGTTGGAACTGCCGGTGTTGATCGTGTTCCGCCGCGGGGTGGAATTCGGCCGGTGCATCGAGTGCGCGAGGCCGGTGATTGATCTTCTTCTGGGGCGGTCGATCAAGGTCGCGAAGGAAGGTTAGAGGTCAGGGGAGAGGGGCGGGTGAACGCGGATGCTCATCAGGCGCGAGTTCGCCGACTGGACCCTCGTGGGGGGCATAGACCCCGGCACGAGGATCATCGGTGGAGCAATCATCGCCGTCCGCGGGCAGGCGCTGCAGCTTGTGGAGATGCGGAGCTGGCGCATCGTGGGGGAGACGATCGAGGAGCGGATCGCTTTCGTGGGCTCCAGCGTCGAGGAATGGCTGCCGCCTGGGGTGAAGCTCACGGGCGTCGAGAACGGGTACGTGGGGCAGAACCCGCGGGCGGCCTTGACGATCGCCATGGCCAGGGGGGCGGTGCTGCGCGCCGTGCAGCGCGCCGGCGGCCGTGCGCGTCTGGTCGACCCCAGTGAGGCCCGCAAGTCCGTGGGTGCCGCGCGCTGGGGGGACAAGCGGAAGGACGCGAAGGTGAGGGTGCAGCGGGCCGTGAAGCTGCTGCTGAACCTCAAAAGGGAACCCACGGAGGACGAGGCGGATGCCTGCACCGCTGGGGTGTGGGCCGCGAACAGGGTTTGGAGTTTGGACTGAGGGGGCCAACACGATGCCGAACGAAATCAGGGGCTGGTACAAGATCTGGCGTCGATCCCGCCAGCATTGGCTGTGGAACATGAAGCCGTTCGACCGATGGCACGCCTGGGAGTACCTCATCTCCTGGGCGGCGCACGCGCGGGAGGACAGGGTCTACCAGCAGCAGGCCTTCATCCTCGAGCGCGGCCAGCACGTTACGACCCGCAACCAGCTCCGGAAGGACTGGGGGTGGAGCTGGGCCAAAACCGACACCTTCCTCAAAACCCTCGTCAGACTCGAAATGATCCGGGAAGCGACTGAGAGGGGGTGTGTGCTTGTAACCATCTGCAAGTTCGACACTTGGCAGGGTCGGGCCAAGCCGACCGGGAGGCCGGACGCTATGGGACCGGGAAGAGGCCGGGAAGCGACCGGGAACGAGTTAAGAAGATCAAGAAGAGGAAGAAGAACCAAGGGTAACGCCGGACCGCAGCGTGAGTCGCTGCCGTCCGGCTTAACCGACATCGCCGCGCTCAGTCCGGAGCGGGCGCGCGATTGCCTCCAGGGGATCGAAAAGCTCGGCCTGCCCTTGGATCCCGAGCTGAGGCAGCAGCTGATCGCCAGAGCCGGACTACCGGCCTAACGCCGTTGAGGGGACAGGGCATGAGGAGCAGAAGGACCAGGACGGCTTTGAAGGCTCTCGAGGGGAAGCCCAGGCCGTACTGCAGGACCTGCCGCGGGAAGCGGATGGTCGAGGGCAAGACGATACACAACGGGGAAACGCATCCGGCGATGGTCGCCTGCCCAGTGTGCACGATCGTGGCACCGGGGGCCGTGCGGAAGCCGGATCACGCGGAACGTGCCGCAGGGGAAAGGGGCGAATCATGAAGGCAGGGCGGGAGCTGGACGCGCTGGTGGCCGAGAAGGTCTTCGGGTGGACCGGCTGTGCGGTCAGTACGGGTGGCGTGAAACAGAACTTCGAGTGCCTGTACGGGCACGACCCATCACGGCCTGAGCGCGATTATTGGTTCGTCCCGCATTATTCAACCGAGATCGAGCCGGCGTCCCGGGTGATCCTGAACATGCGGGAGCGTGAGTCGCTGCACATGATCGACCCAGAGATCAAGATGGACCATCACGGCCCGATCCTCCTGCCGCACGTGATCTGCTTGGTGGCCCTCAAGGCGTTAGGCGTGGAGATCCCCGCGTGAACCACGCTGACCTCGTGAAGGCGGCCGCCAAGTGGCTGACCAACCGGCATCCGGTGGTGATCACCGAGATGGCGAGCGGCGCCACCGAGGAGCCGGATGCCTTGGGCTTCCAAGGGACCTTCACGACGCTCGTGGAGTGCAAGGCCAGCCGAGCGGACTACCAGGCTGACAAGCACAAGCCGGCTGTCCGGATGGGCGACTGGCGGTACTACCTGACACCCGCGGGGCTCATCGAGGTCGAGGAAGTGCGGCCAGGCTGGGGCCTCCTGTACGCCGATGGCCGGGGCGTCCACGAGGTCCTCAAAGCGCCTCAGACGGATCGGAAGAACTGGCGAGGCGAGTCCCTGCTGCTCACGAGTTGCCTGCGCCGCATCGGGCAGACGGCGCCTCAGGGGGTGAGCGTGCGGTGCTACACGTACGAGACGAAGTCCAGGGCGACCCTGACGGTGGAGGCTCCATGACCGAGAACTTCAAACCCAAGCCGCTCAATGGGCCCATGTACGCAGTGATCTACCCGTTCATGGCGGCCCGTGCCCATGAGTGCGGGTACGCGCTCGCGCTCCACGGGACGCTCGGACGTGACTTGGATCTGGTGGCCATTCCGTGGACCAACGAGGCGACGTCGCCGGAGGATCTGGTCGCTCGCATTCTCGACGTGATGGAGGGATCAGCGTTCACGATGGAGCGCGCCGATGGACACGCCGAGGACAAGAGCGAGAAGCCTCATGGCCGCCGGTGTTTCGTTCTCCACCTGAAGTCCTGGACTGGCGCTTACGTCGACCTCAGCGTGATGCCTCGGACGCGGGCTACACCGCCTTCGATCCCCATGACCACCGATCCGCTGCAGGAGCCCAGTGGAGGTGCCCGCTTGAAGGACGACCGTCCACCCGCGACGCCTATCCCGAGCGACGGAGTGCCATGCTCGTACGGCAACGAGATGGGCGGATGCTGGGCGTTCACGTTCTCGATCGCGCTCGTCGTCCTTGGCCTGTGCTTCGGGTTCTTGTGTATGTGGCGCCTCACTAGGGGGGCTTCGCAGCAGCCACGTAGCGCCTCGATCTCCGATCTGTGCGTGGACCAGCTGCATGGCCCTGTGGAGATCGGCCTTCCTGGGCCTTCGTACTCGGCCACCCAGGATGGCCTACAAGCCACGATCTCCTCGATGCCCATCATGAGTGTCGCGAGCTGCGCGCCTCGTGGCGTGGGCATGCCGAGGGGCTCAGGGGCTGGCCTGAAAAAAGGCTTGGGTCCTTCCGGCGCCCGAGGCGTCGATGGGGCCCCCGTGAT